GTGAGTTCGTGTTTGATTGGAATAGGCGCAACGGTTTACGTGTCTATCAATTCCAATACGCAGCTGTACTAGCAGACATTGCTGATTGGTACCCTCAATATGTTAACCTAGACTCAATGTTTTATTATGGCACAAACGCCGTAGAGTGTATTAACTATCTGGCAGTTCCAACTAAGAAGATGAACCAGATGGAATTCCTAGATAAAGTAATGGAGAAGATATATGACGATACGTCCTCTCTTCCGTACAATGCGGAAGACGTCTGCTGCGACTTCATCAGATGGGTCGAAAACTACGTCCGCCCAGGGGCGCACTACGACCATCTGGACTTCGACGGGGTCTGGTCATCGTGTAGGATTAAGGATCACCCGTACGGAAGACAAAAAGCTATGCTCGACCTTAATCTCGTCAGTACCTTTAACGGAATGACTGCACACCCATCTGATGACTATATAATCAAGAAAGCAGGTCTATCAGTAGAGCAGTATAAAGAGATGGTGAAGGGATTAAACTATGTCTCATGATACACACGTCATTGATGGCATTAACAAAGATGCTAGACTATATCCTGGTTGCACTATTGAAGAGGCTAGAGACTATTATCTCTCTTTAGCCGAGGGATGGACACCTTACAATCCTGATCCTGTAGTTGTCGTTCATGATGGTGTTCGTGTAGTACGTGATGACATGATCGTAGGCACTAAGACACGTGCTGGCGATCTTCTTATGTCAAAGACAAACTATAATACGATCGTATACTCGCAGCCCCGTACTGGTCTTGCTGGTGTTTCTATTTTAGATGCAGCTCGTCGTCATAACAAGAGAGTAGTCTTGTTTATGCCAGCAGCTAAGCAGATATCTCTTCATCAAGCATGCTGCATCGAGCAGGGAGCAATACCTATCTTTAAGCGCATCGCTGCAATGCCTAATCTAAATAAGTATGCAAAGGAATGGGCTGATGATAATAATGCTTTCTTCGTTCCACTCGGTCTTAGACATGAGTTGGCTACTGCCGGTATTGTTCACGCCGCTTCTACTATTGAGCCACCTGATCACGTCTATGTTGCAACATCAACAGGTGTACTCTCACGAGCACTTCAAATTGCATGGCCAAAAGCTAAGTTTACTTCTATCGCTGTCGCCCGCAATCTCAAAGAAGGTGAGCTAGGAAGAGCACAGGTGATATCTGAGCCATTAGACTTTAATGCTCCAGAGAAGCCAGAGAACATGCCACCGTTTCCTGCTATCTCTACGTATGATGCAAAAGTCTGGAAGTATATTCCTAAGAATACCGGTGAGAATATTTTAATGTGGAATGTCGGACCGGACCCTGTTTTACAAAATCCTTGTATATATAATACAGTTGACTCGTATCGTGATTGGGATAAAAATATACAATGAGAGCTCTTCTAGCATCACCGTTCGCGACTATATCAAATAATACAGCTTCACACCGTGCAGCTCAGGCAGTAATCTATGCAGACCAGATTAAACAATCTGGTATAGATATCACTGTCAATATGGGAGGCACCAATTACCATGATGACTTCAATAAGTTCGACGTTCTTTACGTTTATCACGGTAACGATTGGGGTGGCACTCTTAATCTATTCGGTGGGCTTTCTGATACTCCTGTTGTCGATAACCTTATTAATCTATCTAAGTTTCGTGGAACGGTCTTCTCACTAATCATTCCATTCCCCGACTACTATCAAATGGTAGCTAAGCGCATGGAAGGTAATGACAGTGTCAATCCTAAGTGGCATGAAGTCGACTGGGATAATATCAAGCGTATGGTCAATGCACCGGTTGTTGATCCTAATAAGTTGTCGATCTATCGCAATGCTGCTATCGGTGATAGTCATGCTATCTGTATGTATCGTCCAGGTTGGATGGTAAACTCAGTTCCATTTAAGACACTACACGGTGCCCTTAAGCAAGGCCTCAAGTCATTCTTACCAATACCAAATATTGAGTATGACGAGCTAGAATTCTATTTCGGCAATATCGATATACGTCATCATCTAATGAGACAGGCTGATCCTGCCACTGCGACTATAGAGTTGGTTCGTAAGTACTTTGAGCAGGCAAAAGAGCTTAATACTAATGTAAAGATCTATGAGCCGCTTCCTATTGAGGATGTATCTCGCAAACTACCAAAGACTGGATACTATAAGGGAACTCCTTACTATGGCACATGGGAAGAGAGAACTGCCGTGCGTAAGATCTTTATCACTGAGTGTGAGAGACAAGAGACTGATAGAGTTAAACTATATCGTTGGAACCGCCATATGCTGAATAGCAAGGGTGAGTTAGACTTTAAGTTTATGGAGAAGCCTAAGTCAGTTCACTTATCGCGTGAGCACTATCCACACTGGCAGGGCTTAGAGTATAACAATATAGTTGTGAATGGATTGAGTGAGTTTATATGATGGAGAATGATATGGATTATTTTAAAGATGGTGCTATAGGCGCACTAACAGCTGATGATATTAATATGCTTGGCACGCCAATGTTTGGATCTACAGGTGGTAACATGTATTATACAGGTACTACTGATCCTACAGGCAGATTTGTTGAGACAGATATCAACATGGCTTTTAATATAACAAAGGTAGATATATCTAAAACTATTCAATATAAGTACAACGAAAGTGTGTACATAACTGAGATTTTAGAGTATATTAATAATACATACGGCGAGCATTACTCGCAGAACAAGTTTCAAGCCACAGAGTTTATTATTGATTCTGGCCACGGTACAGGCTTCTGTATGGGCAACGTCATGAAGTATGCCCAACGTTATGGTAAGAAGGGTTCTCCAGCCGACTGGAGAAAAGATCTAATGAAAGTGATTCACTATGCTATTATGCAATTGCATGTACATGACAAGGAGACTAAATAATGGAAATTAATATTCCGATCGAGGATCTTCGTAAGCGCAAGCTATTCCTCGCAACACCTATGTATGGTGGCCAGTGTGCTGGCATGTTCACGAAGTCGATCGCCGACCTCTCTGCACTCTGCACCAACTATGGTATCCCACTTCAGCTCTACTTCCTCTTTAATGAGTCGTTGATCACTCGCGCGCGTAACTACTGCGTCGATGAGTTCATGCGCTCTGAGGCAGAGCACCTTATGTTCATCGACTCTGACATCGGATTTAATCCACACGATGTTATCGCTCTTATGGCACTTCAAGCTCAAGAGCCAGAGAAGTATAACATCATCGGTGGACCTTACCCTAAGAAGTGCATCAGCTGGGAGAAGATCAAGCTCGCAGTCGATAAGGGACTTGCTGATGAGGATCCAGGACAACTCGATCGCTATGTAGGCGACTACGTGTTTAATCCTAAGCAAAACACTGGATCGATCGCTATCGGTGAGCCTTGTGAGGTTCTTGAGATTGGTACTGGTTTTATGATGATCACTAAGGATGCTTGCAAAAAGTTTGTTGAGGCATATCCTCAGTATAGCTATCGTCCTGACCATGTTCGCACTGAGGCGTTTGACGGCTCTCGTGAGATCATGCAGTTCTTCCAGGCTGAGATCGATCCTAAGTCGAAGCGCTATCTCTCTGAAGACTATTGGTTCTGTCAGAAGGTTCAAGATATTGGACTCTCTACTTGGTTCTGTCCATGGATGAAACTACAACATGTCGGCTCATACATTTTTGGTGGATCACTCGCAGATCTTGCACAGATCGGTGCGTCCGCTACTGCTGACCCTGAAGCACTGAAAAAGAAAAAGAAGTAAGGAGTATACTATATTATGAATAACGTGAAGTTTGATACTAAGACGGTTAATGTTCTAAAGAGTTTCTCGCAGATCAACCCGTCCATGTTGTTCAAAGAGGGAGACACCATCACTACGGTGTCTCCACTCAAGAACATCTTTGCTCGCGCTACTGTGCCAGTTAACTTCACAAAGAGGTTTGCTGTCTATAGCTTGAGTCGTTTCCTTAATACTATGTCACTATTCAATGAGCCAACTATCACTGTGACAGATCGCTTTGTCACTATCACTGATGGGTCTAACACTAAGAACGTAAACTACACCATAGCAGAGGAGTCTACGATTCCTATGCCTTCAACTAAAGAGCCTAACTTCCCTGAGGGTGAAGTTAAGTTTAGCTTGACTATCGATAGCATTAAAGACATCGAGCGTGCGCTTGGTATCTTAAATCTCTCCGAGATTGCTATCAGTGGTGACGGTGCTAATCTAACTATGAAGGCAATCGACGTGTCTAATCCATCGGGTGACACATATACCGTCACACTAGGTCAGACAGATCGTACCTTCAACGCAGTGTTCAAGCCAGAGAACTTTGGCGTTCTCTCTAAGAACATTACTAATGGCTACTATGAGGTAGATCTCTCTACTCGTGGCTTTGCACACTTTAAGTCACCAGAGCTAGAGTACTGGATTGCTACTGAGGCAGTATCAACATTCAACTGATTGGACTTTAGATGAGAGAAGATTTTCTATGGACAGAGAAGTATCGTCCTAAGACCATCGCTGACACTATTCTTCCAGCAGGACTAAAGGCAACTTTCCAGCAGTTTGTGGATCAGGGTAATATCCCTAACCTCATTCTTGCTGGTAGTGCCGGCGTCGGCAAGACAACGGTTGCTCGGGCTATGCTCGAGCAACTAGGCTGCGACTACATCATCATCAATGGGAGTATGAATGGCAACATTGACACACTCAGAAATGACATCCTTAACTTCGCGTCCTCTGTATCACTTAGCGGAGGCAGAAAGTATGTCATCCTCGACGAAGCTGACTATCTCAACGCAAACTCGACTCAGCCTGCTCTACGTAACTTCATGGAAGAGTTTTCAAGGAACTGTGGCTTTATCCTCACGTGTAATTTCAAAAACAGGATCATTGAACCGCTTCACTCTCGGTGTTCCGTTGTAGACTTTAAGATCAGTAAGTCTGACATGGCTAAGTTAGCTGGTCAGTTCTTCAAGCGTGTAGAGAACATACTCACGACTGAGAGCGTGACATTCGATCAGGCAGTTGTGGCAGAGGTAATCAAGAAGCACTTCCCTGACTGGCGTCGCGTACTTAATGAACTACAACGCTACTCGGCTACTGGTTCTATCGACTCAGGGCTTCTAAATAACTTTGGTCAGCTATCACTTGATGAGCTTATCACACTATTGTCTGACAAGAACTTTACTGCCATACGCAAGTGGGTTGGTGAGAATATCGACAATGATCAGGGAGCTATCTTCCGCAAGATCTATGACACTGCTGCTAACTTCTTGACAGCACGCGGCATGGCAATCGCAGTCGTGATTCTTGGTAAGTATCAGTATCAGGCTGCATTCGCAGCAGATCCTGAGATTAACCTTATGGCTTGTCTGACTGAGATCATGATCGACTGTGAGTTCAACAAATGAACCCATTCGATATCGTAGGTGACATTAACTCTAATAAGAAGGGGTTAATCAATGAGACTAACGAGAAGGACTATAACGCGTGGATCGTTAATAAGGCCTTCTCGTACTTTCCTGACACTATCCTTCACGCTCAGGAGATGAACACTAAAGCACACCTAGACAACAAGATGCAGCATGACTATCTCATGGGTGCAGTCCGCAAGGGCAAGAGGTTTACAAAGTGGGCTAAGAAGGATAAGGATGAAGACACTCTGGCTGTTCAGGAGTTCTTTAGCTACAATAGGGAGAAGGCCAAGACAGCGTTAACGATCTTGTCTAAAGACCAGCTAAAAGCTATAAAAAGGGAGCTTAAAGTAGCTAAAGAATTCTGAAAGAATAAATATCGACATAATAACAATAATAATGAGGTTGCTATGTCGATATTAGAATCATTAGTGGAAGTGAGAATTGGTGAAGAGGAAGACTTCCTAAAGATCAAAGAGACTCTAACTCGTATTGGCGTAGCCTCGCGTAAAGAGAAAAAGCTCTATCAATCCTGCCATATCCTACACAAGCAAGGCAAGTACTATATCGTACACTTCAAGGAGCTGTTTGCTCTTGACGGTAAGCCAACAAACATAAGTGACGAGGATCTCGGCAGGCGAAACACGATCGTTCAGCTGCTCGCCGAGTGGGAACTGATAATGATCGTAGAGCCTAAAAAGTGCAGTGAGCCTAAGACCTCATTAAGTCAGATCAAGATTCTTCCTTACAAAGAGAAGAATGAGTGGGAATTAGTAACCAAGTATAACATAGGTCGTAAGAAGACCTAAGCTAGGACTTCTATATGATGTTTAAATTCTTCCAAAAGAAACCAAAGACCGAGGCCGAGATACAACTCCAGCAGATTAAAGACCTGCTATATCCTCCTATGGAGGAGGGAGAGATGGACGGCATCAAGTATCTTGTCGACTACTCTGTTGACCAAAATCTTGAGGCAGCACTCGTCGATCTGGAAGAGGGTCACAATGACGAGGCCTGCAGAAACACGATACGCAAGGTAGCCAAGAAGCTCTACGATATTAGACTACTCATGGATGCCTATACCCACAAGCTGGATAAGAATATTAAGTATGTTATAGTAGACGACGTGAGGGCTATGGATGATGGACAATCTTGATAAACTGATTAAGT